TGCATAAGAGCTCCACCCATATTATATACAATTCCTAAAGATATTAAATGTATCAAATAACACGAAATATCTGTTTTTTATTTACATAAATCAATTTTTAATTTTTTAAAAATTAATTTTTTATATCATATATAGATAATTTTTAAATTACATTTTTTATATCTATTTTGACTGTTTTTTATTGTTTTCTATAAAATTTTCTAAATAATTATTATCAAATATCTCTTGTCTATTTTCATGTTTTTTTGAAAATATATAACTATTTTCCTTCTTTTTTATACTCCAACCATCTTCTAATGCATTGTTTATAAATATTAATTTATGTATTTGTTTTCTATCCATTTTCTGAAATTCGCCATTAATATTAAAAGACTTCATTTTATTTATAATTAAATAAAAATTTTTATAATTATACGGATAATTTATATAAAAAACTTTTTTATATTTTATTAATGAGTAAAAAATCCATTAATATCAATACCACTATAGATATTAAACATAATGAAATGTTAGAACGTTTTAATGATATTGAAACCAATATCATACCAAAATTAAAGGAAGAAAATGCACAATTAATTGAAGATATCAAAAAATATAAAACGAAAAAAGATGTTGATATTTACATGGAATTAAAAGATAAAATTATTAATAATAAAAAAACCATTAAAGAACTCAAAAAAGAAAAAGATAATTATTTTATTGAAAATAGTTTTTATATATTCAAATATTTTGAAGAAAAAAAGAAAATCTCTTCTGGTGATAATAATCAAAATATGAATGTTTTAAATACTTTCTTTAAAATTAAATCTACTAATGATGATGTTAATAATAATATTGCTAGTGAAAAATATTTTAATTCTAGAATCGCTTATCAAAATTATTGGAAAAATACCAATAATGAAATTTTAAATATTAAGGATTTTATTGTACCTTCTGACATTTGTGAATCTTGTAATAAAGGAGAACTTATCTCTCAAGATGAAGAAGGTATACTTATTTGTAATAATACCGAATGTGGTAAATTTGTTACCTATATTGTTGATGGTTCTAAACCTTCTAATAAAGAACCTCCTAATGAAGTTTCTTATACCGCTTATATTCGTTTAAATCATTTTAAAGAAATTTTAGCACAATTCCAAGCTAAAGAAACTACACAAATTCCTGATGAAGTTATACAAATGATTAGAGACCGCATTAAAAAAGAAAGAATTACCGATTATTCCTCTATTAATTATGATGTTATGAGAGATTTACTCCGTAAACTCGGTCTTAATAAATATTTTGAACATATTCAATATATTAACTCGCTTTTCGGTATTAAACCACCCGTAATGAATGAAGAACTCCATGAAACTTTATGTATTTTATTTATTGAAATCCAAAAACCTTGGGCTATACATTGTCCTGCTAATCGTACTAATTTTTTTAATTATACTTATACTCTTTATCAATTATGTGTTTTACTTGACCAAACTCAATATTTACCATATATTCCTATGATGAAAGACCGTGAAAAACAACTTGAACAAGATATGATTTGGAAAAAAGTTTGTAAAAGCCTTGATTGGCAATTTTTTCCTACTGTTTAAATATATGAAGTATAAACAAAAAAAAACTGATTTAAAATTATTTTATATTTTTGGTATAATTTTTTGGTGTGGTTTACTTGTTGCTATTTTAATTTAATTAATATTTATAAATACAAATATTAATTATTTTTTATCCATTTCTTTCATTGTTTTATATAATTCCGTTAAACCTGTTACTTCCTCTTCTAATTCTAGTAATTTCATTTTATCATTTAACCATGAATTCAATTCCTCCGGCAAATAATCATATTTGTCTGTTACTTTTTTTTCTAATAAATCTACCCTTTTTTTATAATTTTCTATTGTTTTATTTAATTTTTTCATTGATTGTCTTAATTCCACTGTATCCATATATAAATTTTAATATATTTATTTATCTTTAAATATATTATTTCATTTTAACGTCTACTTCGTCTGCGTGATTTTCTTCCTGATTTACGTCCTTTTCTACGTGATTTTCTTGCTGTCTTTCTACCACGTCTACGATGTCTGCGCTTACCACCTTTTTCTTCTTTTCTTTCTGCTTCTTCTGTATCTGCTGTTTCTGCTGCTTTTGCTTCTTTTTTCAACATCGACAGGTATTCATTCCTTGCTTTTGTTGCAGCTTCTGAAATTTCTGGCTTTTTCTCGTCAATACATAATTGAATTCCGTCACAAAAATCATTTGCCTCATCCAACATAGCTTTTTTAGTTTCGTTTTCAATCGCTTCTAGTTTTTTTCTTTGTTCGTCTGTAAGATTGAATTCACCACCTTTTTGGTTTCTACGTGATTTTCTCGCAGTATTTCTTAATCGTCTAGCACTTTCATTTCCCATTATATGATTATATACTATAATAACAAAATATATGATTTCTTTTGCTAGGAAGTAGTAATATTAATAATTATATTAATATTATTATTTATAAAGTATAATTAATTTACATTGGTCGTGGGAAACCGACAAGATTGGCACCTACACCGAAACCAGCACCTGTGCGGGCAGTGGCACCCATGGCAGGGATAAATACATCAAGAATACTGAAAGTGGCGGCAGCAGTCAAAGCAATGATGACAACTTCCTCTACGTTAAGGGATTTCTTGGGTACAGCAAATGCTACAAGGGCTACGACAATACCCTCAACGAGGTATTTGACTACGCGCTTTACAAGTTCATTGAAATCAAACATGTCCATCTCTAATTATATATATTGTAAAAACAAAAAAATTTCTAAATAATTGCATTTTTTTTATTTCCTAAATAATTATCAGTATAAACAATATAAACAATAATCTATTATTTTTTTATATTCAAATGAGTGGTTTTGAGAAAAAACTAGATAATGAAGGTAATATTAATCCTAAATATATTGACCTAATGGACGAGGATGAAGCTATTGCAGGACAAAAATTTGTATGTTTGTCTTTTATTTCACCAGATAAAATTCTTAAAAAACGTGAAACATACCTATTTGATAGATTTGTACAAGAATTTGATTTTACTAAATCTATGGATAAATTCGCTGGTTTCTTAAACTACATGGCATATATTTATCATCTTAATGTTGAAGATGTTTTTGAGAAATTTAATAGTTATGTTAAAGAAGAATCTTCAACCTTAAAAGAAGGAGGAATTGAAGATGATTGGAAGAATTTTCTAGATAAAAATGAAGATAAGTATAGTGAAGAATTTAACAGAGAACATTCTTTTCAAACTTCAGTTAGAGGCTTAAAAGTAAGAGGTTCATTTAATACTCAAGAAGAAGCAGAAAATCGTTGCAAAACACTTCAGAAAACTGACCCTAATCATAATATATTTGTCGGTCCTGTAGGAATATGGGTTCCTTGGGATCCTGACGCATACAAAACAGGTCGTGTTGAACATATGGAAGAACAACTTAATCAACTTCATAAAGAAAAACTTGAATCTGAAATTAAAGCTAAACAACAATTTGAAGAACGCATTAAAGAAACTAAACGTAAGGCCATTGAAGAAAATATCAAAAAGGCCGAAGATAGTGGTAACAAATTAACACAAACTATTGATGAAAAGGGCAATTTAACAGGTGTTATGGAAACAGTAGATTTTGAATCCAGAACAGAAACAACACCTGAAGAAGCACAGAAATATAATCAAGAATTAATGGAACGCATATTAAATGAACAAAATCAACCCGATGATGATAGTAAAAAAACTGATTAACTTTTTAATTATATAATAATTTAAAAATATGATTATTATATAATAAATATGAGAACTAAAATACATAATTATAAACAAAAACTTTTCCAATATATTATTCAGTATGCTTTAAATAATAATAAAAATCAAATTCATAAAATTCCTAATGTTAGTGACTTCAATGAATATGTAGAATTCCATTCAATTGTACAAAAAACAGTTTTTAAAAATATTGATTGTACAAAAAAATCACGTGCATATTATTCAATGTATTTATTAATTACACAAAATGATTTACGTACTAATACAAAATTCAAAACATATAACTCTGCAATAAATAACGTATTCGTTAGTGATATTGAATATATTAACCATTTTAAACATTATTTTTATTTATGTCAAAAAATATATCATAATTTAATTAAATTTTTTAATATATGTAAAATTAAAATAAAAAAATCTAGAAATCAATATGATTTACAAGATAATATAATTAATATCAATAATTCTTTACCATTAATACACGATAATGAATTATATTGTTTTTCTAAAAATGATATTATTAAATTGTTTTATAATTCTTTAATTAATTCTAATTTTGAATTCAATAATGACCCTTGTCGTGTTAAAAATCCATATACCAATATCCATTTTAAATTAAATCATTTATATAATATGTTTTTTTATATAAAACAAAATTCTATATATAATATTCATCCTATTATTCATAATTTTTATAATTGTAATTTCAATATTCCAAAATTTGTAATCAATTTTGAAAATGATATTACTGAACTAAATATTAAACGTTTTGTTGATAATGGCCAAGAACATGAAATTTATAAATACATTAGAGATATGATTTTTTATTTCAATGATGAAATCGCAATAAAACAAAATTTAAGTAAAATCCTTTTATTCAAACATTTCCCAATAAAAGCATATAACGATGTATTTAAACCATATCTTATTCATTATTTAAATTGGAGAACATTAACTTGTACTACTAAAAGTTTTAATAATTGGGTTTCATTTAAAAGTAAAATAATAAGATTTTCTAAAAAAACACCAACATTTGGTCGTATTATATTATCTATAAGTAAACTTAGTAACGCAAATATGTTTTCCGGTTTTGCTATTAAAAAAAATTATCGTTTATATAAAAGAAGAAACAAAACTTTCCGTGTAATTTATAATCTTGAGTATATAAATTTTAATAAAAATAATAAATGTACGTTAGATTTTGATAAATATTTAACACATGATGATATTGTAAATGTAAATAATATTTCAGAGATAGAAGTTAAAAATTATGAACCATTTTCTGAAAGTGAAAGTGATGATATTGATACTGATACTGATAGTGATATCACAAATTCTCCTTTATTTATTGAACAAAATGATGAAGAAAATGATACTATTGACCAAGATAATATTAATGCTATTCCTATTAATCAAGATTGTTAATGAAACATGTCTACTAAACACTTTGAATATTTACCATCTGTAGGATAATGTATACCTGCATATACTCTACAATCATCACATTTCTTTGCTATTCCTTCAAATAAATCCTTTTTATCCGGATATTTTTTTGATAATACTTTTGATAAATAATATGCTTGATATGCATGACCAGCAGGCATCGCAGGTGTTAAACCTGTATCCGTATTTATATATTTTAAATCTCTCTCTATTTGATATGGTCTTGGTCTATTTATTACATATTTAAAAAACATTATTTCAGGCAATACACTATATGTCATTTTATATAATTCACCTTTACTCTCTTTTACATGTGGCTTAAATGCATGTATTACACTTTCATCTGTCAATTTAAAATAATCTAAATGTTCACTATTCCTATTTTTTACCATCTTTTTTACTTCTTTCGCCTCTTCATTATTATATATTGGTAATGTTGGCAAAAATGTATGATATCTAGGTTGTAATGCCAAAAATACTAAAAATAAAAATAGTAATCTCTTTATTATTTCTTTTGTACTCTTATCCATATATTATTATAAATATTTTATAATAATATTTTTTTTGTTTTACCATTTACTTTTCTTTACACTAATTTGTTGTCCAGCGTTCCTCTTTTTTGTTTTTGATGGATCATATTCTTCATCTTCATCATCTGACCCCATGTTTGCAGATATTTCCCAAAATTCTCTTGAACCTAATTTAAAATCGGGATGATCACTCGCTTTATACCAAAAAATTTGATCATTTAATTTATTAGATTTCGCATTATTATGTATAACCAAACATTCATAATTCTCTGTTGTTTGATCCATTACTGATGCAAATGAATCTAGTGTTGGAAACATACTTGCATAATTCTCCCATATTCTCTTTCTATTTGTTAAATATGGTTCTCTTAATATAAATACATAATCTATATTTGTTCTTAAATTTGGTGGAATACCCAATGGATATTGCATTGTAATTATTAACATTACTTTCCAATGTCTCCCATTCATAAATAATAAACGCATCATTTTATCTCTTGTCCAACTTTGATCATATAAACAATCATCTAATATTACAAATGTCCTTGGATCTAATGTTGTCCTTCCCATCTGTTTCATTTCTGTTGTCACTTTTTTCAATGCACTTTTTTGTCTTCTCAATATATTCTCTATTAATACTGTATTATATTCATCATGAATAAATAATTTAGGAACATGCTTTGAATAAAACCCATTCCCCGCTTCAGTCCCTGATATTACTGTTCCAATCGGAATATCTTGATGATAAAATAATAAATCTCTTACTAAATATGATTTACCTGTATCTCTCCTCCCTATCATTACTATTACTGGACCTTTATTTTCATTTGCTTTAAATGTTATTGTCCTCATATCAAATTTTTTTAGTTCAAGTGTCATTCTTACTATAAATATAATATTATATTTTAATATTATTTTACCATTATAACGTATTTTATGTTTAATTTTTA